TGAACTCTTCAATCTGATCATTCGCATCATATGCAAGCTCAATAGGTGAGATACCTGTTGGGAATGCAGCGACAAAGTTATAACTCTTAAGGACTTTTTCATCCTTATCTAGTTGTTCAACTTTTAAATCAGCTTGATAGTTTATTGGATTAACTTCTCCGGTATTCAATGAATGAGCATTAATGCCATTCATCCATCTTTCCATAGAGTTACGGATTGTGAAGTTTGTATCATTGATACAAGTTACGCTCCATGGCTCAAATGTGCGATCACCAGCCATTTGCAATTGTCTGCCCCTGAAAGGAACAGTCATAGCAGGAATTGTAGAGCCAGGCAACTGCGCAGCTCTACACAAGAAAGATGTCAATTCAGCATCCCCATCGGTGGGAATAGCTGTTGGAAAGTTAACAGTAACTTTAAACAGATTGGGACGAGCGCCCCCACCTGCTAGTTTTGCTTTAAAATCGTCTACGCCTAAAACCATCTATTTGACCTCCTATACACCAGCGATTTCTGCGAAATCAACTCCGGTACGTACAGCAACAAAGTTAAGAGTAACAAAGTTGATGGAACGTGCAGGCTTGACTAAGACAGTCGCGACAAATTCATTTCTATCTATAACTGCACCAGTGTTGTTTGTTTCGTCACAAATCACACGGAAATCAGTTATGCCACGACGACCTTTGATGTCTCTTAAGAATGGTTCAACCACGCCAACAAATTCTGCTCTTGTGAATTCATCATTGAATTCGAACATAACGTTGCGAGCAGCGATTCCAATCGCTCTTTCGATAGTCAAGAACAAACGACGTACGTTAATACGATCGAATGCAGAAGGTCTTGCAAGCTTTGTCTTATCACCGAATAGTAGCAACCCTTGACCAGGAATATTCGCAATCGGGTTAATACCGTTACGATATAGTACATCTCTCTGAGATTTGTTCGGAGAGTATGAGATACCTGTCACACCAAGATATTGACCACGTCGTGGACCAGCTGGTGAGAACCAAGTTGCCGCAGTTACATCAGTCGCAGCCATAACACCTGCGGTTGATGAGTTTGCGGGGATAAAAATAAACTCATCGTTATATTTATCATAAACTTTAAGATAGTTGTTATCAACTACTAGATATGATGACGCTGTAAACGTGGCTGCCGTCGCGACAGCATTAGTATTAGCAGCGGTGGCTTGTAGGCCTACAATATCTGATCTAGCGGGAGATGCAACGACAACGCAATCTTTACGTTGACCTTGAGCAATACTTACAAGATCGTTAACTATTGTAGTGGTATCTGTCCTTGAAGTCATTTGAGGAGCAATCATAAGATCTACTTGGATATTATCTTTGTCTTCAAATTGATCAAAACCAGTAATATAGTCACCTACGTCCATATTTTCTGATTCATCACCTTCGGTAAGATCGTAGTTTTTAGCAGCCAAGACGCCAGATGAAAGTTGGAAATCAACGTTTGTATCAGCGTCTAACCCAGAATTTGCAACTGTATAATCAGAGTCATGCCCAGCCATCCAAATGTATGATGACTTTCTATTGATTACGTCTCTTACATAATTTGTAGATCCGTCAGGTGTCTTAGCATTTTTTGCCAACGACATGAACGGATATGTTTCTAAGACTGTGCCTTTAGTACCTGAGAATTTGCCAAGGTTGTCAATTACAGCGACGTGAACTTCGTCATTAGTAGCTGTTTTACCTTCAGCAAACGGTGAAGTACCTGGTGCTGTGTCAAAGTTGTCTTTATATGCCCAAGCGTCAAATGCTGAATCAGCACCTTGTTGTGGGCACAAGGAAACTCTTAAGCTATTGCCCAATGCGCCGGGCCATTTAGCTATAAATGTGTGTTTATCGGAATCAAATCCTGCAAGCGCTGCATCCCATGCATCACCGTCTTTGATTCTGACATTTGCTCCATTTGCTGCTTCGTTGTGGTTATAAGCGTTATAACCGTCTGTATCGCCTAATACGCGAACAACTTGAAGAGCATTTGTATACTTGAGAAAGTACGCTGCCGAATGGAAATCGACAGATGTTGCAGCCGTAGGAGTGCCGAAAGTGTCTGCCAGTTCTGCTTCATTTGAAATCAGAATTGGTTTTTCGACTGGGCCCCAACGGAAATTACCAACAAATGCACCGGTAGAAGAAGAAACTGCTGGCACCACACCAGATGCGTCAACCTCTCTAATGGTAATTGCTGGAGATTCTGAAAATGCCATAATTTCTGTCCTCTCGAAAATTTAAATTATATGCGGGTTCATAATGCGGATTCTTTTTCACTCAGTCTTATTTATAATATTTAAATATCTGGCAAATATTCTATAGCCCACTGTCTGCCTCCGCGTTCTTCTTCTGATGGTATTCCATCTAGACCGTCATCTATAAATCCAAAAGGAGGTAAATCATCTTCAATTTCTTTCATCTTATTTTTAAACATCATTTCTTTTAAGTTAATGTCTGTCATATCCGAGAAATATTGTGTTGATACAAAATAACCTAGCATCACTAAATTCATAACTAGATCGTCATGATTACCGCTAGAAGCTTCATAAGAAACACCTTTAGCAACAAATGTAGATATTTCTAATATAGTATCATCATCAACAATATCTAACTTATTATTTTCTAATATATCTTTAAACGACGAACATCCAAGTCTCTTAACTTTACGAGTCATCTCTACGCCTAATGCGTTTGCTTTAATAGCAGATTCGACATGCATATTTTCATATTCTAAATCATGATAAAGACCATTTGTCACAAGCGAACCCTGATCATTTGACTCAATTACGACATATGCCTTATTATAAGAATTCGCCCACTTATATATAATATTAGGGAAGAGTAATGGAGAGATAGTATTATTGCGATATACGGCCACCTGTTTAAAAGGTCTAGAGCTTATGTCGATTAAATTAAATGTAGAATAATCCTGTCCTCTTCCTTTTGAAACATCTACTAGCATGATATACTCATGTCCGCTTTGTGTTTCTTCATATATTTTAAGGTCGCCTCCTTCCAGGAAGCGCACAGGATTTTTCATTCGAAGCTTTAATAGAGTTTCTGCGTTAATTAACGTATCACCGGTGCCAAAAAATGTATTACCGAACTCTTGGTCAAATTGTAGCTGAGACGTATTTGCTACTGTCTGGGTTTTCCATTTCTCATCTCTGCCGGGAACATCCCACCAATCAACGCGAAAAGGCTTAAAGTCGTTTACGCCCTGAGAAGCCCCTTCCCATATCTTATGAAATACATTACCAATACCATTTGCAGTTGAGGTAATAATAATTTTAGTATCTTTACCAGATGAAACAACCGGATAAGTCGATGTATAAAACTGAGCATCATTTTCAACAAACGCAAACTCGTCTAAATACAATAACGACACAGACATACCTCGAATCGAAGATCCAGATGTTGCTGCCGCAACGATACGCGAATTATTTGAAAACTCGATTGAACCCTTATTCAAAGCCTTACAACCAGGCTGCAAGAAGAAGGGTAAATTTTCTAGCATAAGCGTAATGCGCCCAAGCATCTCACGTGCCGTAGCACCTTTGTTCGCCATTACCGCAATAGTTTTTTCTGAGTGAAATAACGCATACCATAAAAGATACGCAACAGAAGATATGGATTTACCAGACTGTCGGCATGCTAATACAATATTAAATCTGTTTGAGTTAAACTCATTAAACATTTTCTCTTGATATGGATATAGCTCAAATGGAACTAATCCCTCGTCAAGGGAAATAATTTTACAATACGTTATAGCAAAATACGCTGGATCCTTCATGCAACGAGCGTACTCAAGGACTTCTTCATTTGTCCATTGAGCTACTATTCCATCTCGTTTTACATTAGGATTGCCTAGGTATGTGTCATTCTTTTGGAGTAACATCAATCATTTCATTTTGTAGCATACGCTGTAGATCTGCCGTAGATCCTACAAACACATTATTATTAGTAGTTCCACCTGGTAAAGCTTTAGTATTTTCTTGATGAAAATCTTTTTTCTTCTTATGCATATCCATAAGATTACCATTGATGTCAGCAATGTTTTTCATCATATTAGATAAAACTTCAAAGGCACGAGGATGTTCAGTCGCTCTTGCAACCTCCATCATTTCTTCCATAGATTCCGATCCCTTTGCTAAAAGGTCGTGATATATTTTACGAGCGTATTCGAAATCGTTATTAGCAGTATTTGAATCCATCATAATGCACTGTCAATTCCTATAATTGTATTTGTAAATCCAAAGTCACTATCTGGGCTGGCATCGGAAGGATTAGTAGTTACTGTAATTCTTTCTAAAGGAATATCAGAATCGTTTAGACCTGATCTAATATCAAGAATATCTGTAATAGCAGTACGAATAATACCTGAACTAGAGACCGGACCATGGAAATTAACATGCATGTCAAAGTCCATAGTATATACTATAGTTCTCCTAGAAGCAACTTCTCCTTCATAATCGTCATTCATTGTGACGCCAGTCAAAATAATAGGGACGTCTTCTTTAATAGTTTCAATGTCTTCGAACGGTTGTATTGATAATGTGTATTGAGGATTAAAGTACGGTATAACCTGCTCAACTACTTGCAACGCATCATCTTGCATTTTTGCAAAAACGCTTAATTGAAAGCTGATAATATACGGAACACCTACTTCAATTTTGTTTCTAGACAAGACTGTTCCAGCAACACTAGGTCTAGCGGTGATATTACTTTTTGGCAGCTGCCTTGCAGGATCGTACGATATATTCATTATTTCAAACGACATACGTGGTAGCTTTATTGCTACTCTAGCTTCTTGTAAATCTGGCACTTCTCTGATTCTATCGAGAAATTTAGCGCGGGGTCCATACGATAGCGGAACCTTCTGTGTGTTAATTATACCACCACTAGAATCTTTACGTAAAACGTACACATCATTAAACATTGCCCCAAAAGTTGCAACTGCTTTACGTATTCGTTGATGATAAAAATAATTGCCAAACATTAATTAGGATCCCCAAATGGATTTGTTTCGCTAAAGTCAATAAAGTCTAGATTGCCAAAATCATCATTTTGCTCATTACCGTGTAACTGATTATCTTCTGTAAACGATGTAACTGTTCCTGTAGCATTTGATTCTGCGCCAGTAATTATCTTAGCAGTTGAAGGCAGATGAAATTTACCATCATTTCCACCTAAGTGTATAATAGAAAGCGAATTAGTACTGGATACCCATTTAGATACTTCAGCTCCAAGTATTGTTCCATCAGTAAGAGTTTGTGTCACTCGTTCTCCAACGATAAACGATCCTGTTACTCCGCTTAATACCATATCAAACTCGTATGCATTAGTTTGCTCTATAGTATCTATCGTAGATAAATCTGTATCAAGATCTTCACCACTATATTCAAACAATTGACAACGCATCTTAAATGTTGGAAGATTTGCTAGCTGGTAAAAGGGTTGTTCATGCTCTACGTGCATAACTTCAAACATAGATTTAGACATAGGTAAGAATATAATATCTCCTTCCCTTGGTCGTTCTCCGTCTATTTGGTTATCAACCTTACCAACCGTAGTATTCCAACGTCGTTTAGACACAATGAAAGTTGCTTCATCGCGTATTTCAACTCCGAACTTAGTGAATAAGTCTCCTTCGCCATCGAATCCATCCGTGTTTTCTATATACATTTCAATTTTATACGAGTTGCTAAATTTAGAAGATACATCTTCGCCAAGTATTCTATTCTCATTAACAATAGTTCTAGGAAGATAATACAGATCTTGACCATACATCTTTAAAGATTCTATGATTATATTCTCGTAGAGCTTTTGTTCAGATCTTACAGATTCTGAAAAATAGATATTTCTTGCCATATTAACCTACAAAAAAGTTAGGGGGAAGTTCGTGTTCTAAGCGAATGCGTTCTCTAAGTCTATCTAATTCTGCTATAGCATCATCAAAAAGTTGTCGACCATTTAGCTGAACTCCTCCTGGAAGAACCATTCCTTCAAATTTAATTAAGTTTGCACCCCATTGCTGTTTTATCAATTGAGTAGAATAGTCTTTAAGCCACATATCATCGTAGACACTCGTGTGTGTATCCGGATCTACAATTTGATATATTTCGGCAATAATATATTCTCCAGCCTTGATTTCTTTGTCAGCAAAAGCACCATGAATATATAGTCTATCTTGTCTCCGTGCAAATTCTACTTGAGGATGACCATTTAATTTAGAATCTAACAACGATAGATATTGTTGTAATTGCTCGTAATAAGCCAGATCTCCTGCAAAGTTTTGCATATCAGCAATATCATTAAGCATCATTTGATATTTAATGTCAAAGAAGTTTCTAGACGAACCAAACGCAGAATTAGTCGGTAAGAGCCGTGATACATATATAATATCAGAAGAAATGGGAATGTATTCATTAGCTAC